CCCCCTGTCTTTTCGAACTGTATCTCTCCGATGCAGTCCGAACCGATGCTGGACAGTCCGTTTAAGTCCAGACCTGACCCGATACGATGACAAATAAACCCAAGCGATCCAAGAAGCTAGTTGGGGATTTAAAGCCAAGGCTTCACAGTCCATTCTTAAAAGGTAAAACGCGAGGCGATCAAGTTGCCGAACTTGCTGAGCGTATTGGTCAGCCTTTACTTGAATGGCAAAAGATAATCATTAACGATATATGCGGTGTGGACAAAGATGACCAGTTCATCCGTAAGAGTTCACTGCTTCTCATAGCTCGTCAGTCCGGTAAGTCTCACCTTGCCAGAATGAGAGCACTGGCAGGGCTATTCTGCTTCGGTGAGAAGGACATCCTCATAATGTCATCTAATAGAGCTATGGCTATGAAGTCCTTTAACATCATGGCAGACATAATCGAGCGCAATGACTTCCTTCGAGTACAACTTAAAGATGGAGACATCAAGAAAGGCATCCGTAGAACTAACGGAGATGAACGCATCATTCTTGCATCTGGAGCACAGTTAGAAGTAGCTGCTGCAACCTCCGACGGTAGTAGAGGCAGGACATGTGACTTTCTATGGATCGATGAGCTACGCGAGGTCAGTGAGGCAGCGATGGACGCTGCTAAGTCTGTCACTTTAGCTCGTAAGAATAGCCAGCGTCTATTTACTAGCAATGCCGGAGATGCCTTTAGTAAAGTGCTTAATGATCTACATGATGCCTGCTTAAACAAACCTCCTAAGAGTTTAGGCTTCTACGAATACAGCGCACCTGACTTCTGTGACATCTGGGATCGTAAAGCGTGGGCAATGGCGAACCCCAGCCTTGGACATCTCATCACAGAGGAGGCAATCGAGGAGACCATTGGCTCATCAACGATGGAAGCAGCAAGAACCGAGCAACTCTGTCAGTGGATCTCCAGCTTGTCATGTCCTTTCAGTACAGAGGTATTAGAAAACTCATCTGATAGCACTCTAGAAATGTCGGTAGGTGCTTATACAGTATTCGGGTTTGATGTCTCACCGAGCAGAAGAAATGGGTCATTAACAGCCGGTCAATTACTTCCTGACGGAAGAATCGGCATTGGCATCTTAGAGACTTACAGCTCACAGGTTGCCATTGATGAATTAAAGATGGCTGCCAGTATTAAGTCATGGGTTGACATGTACAAACCTCGTTTAGTCTGTTTTGACAAATACGCCACACAAACAATCGCAGATCGCTTAGCCAATGCTGGAGTTATGGTCGAAGATGTCTCAGGGCAACAGTTCTACAAAGCCTGTGGAGACTTATTGGAAGGAATGACTAACCTGCGAGTAGTTCATAATGGGCAGAAGGATCTAATAGAGCAGTTCACAAACACAGCAGCTAAAACTAACGATAGCGCGTGGCGCATAATTAAAAGAAAGTCTGCCGGAGATATCTCTGCTCCTATTGGCTTAGCAATGGTAGTTTCCAAGTTGATGCTTCCAGCACCTAAGCCTCAGATATACACTTAGACACGCCCTAGCATATTGTCTAATTACTTGACAAATGCTATACTTTCTGACTATGGGTCTATTCCGCAAAACAGAAGCAACCACTCCTAATAAGACATCGCTTACAGCGCAATACGCCCCTACAATTATGGGCGAGAATCTTAACTCGCTATTTAACTATGTTATGCCTCGCGTTCAACGCAATGAGGCTATGTCAGTACCATCTGTAGCTCGATGCCGAAACTTACTCTCTGGAGTAATTGGCGGACTGCCTCTTAATTTATATCGTGTATCTACAGGTGAAGAATTAGGTAATCCAGTCTGGGTAGATCAGCCAGCAATCAATCAACCGCGATCGGTAACTATGGCGTGGACTGTTGATTCACTAATGATGTACGGCGTGGCTTACTGGCAAGTTACAGAATTATATGCAGAGGATGGACGCCCTTCTCGCTTTAAGTGGATTCCTAATGTCAAGGTTACATTTAACACAGATCTTTATGGTATGGAGATCACACAATACTTTATCGATGCTGTTGCAGTACCGATGTCAGGTCTGGGATCTATTGTTACATTTCAAGCATTTGATGAAGGTATTTTAGAACGCGGATCAGACACTATTAGAGCTGCTATCGATCTTCGTAAGGCAGCAGTTATTGCAGCATCAACTCCTATGCCTTCTGGAGTGCTTCGCAATAACGGAGCAGACCTTGATCCTAAAGAGGTTGCAGGATTACTTGCAGCATGGAAGAACGCTCGTCAAAATCGTGCGACTGCTTACCTAACATCTACTTTGGAATATCAGCCAACATCATTTTCACCTAAAGACATGATGTATGACGAAGCACAGCAATTCTTGGCAACTGAAATTGCTCGTCTATGCAATATCCCTGCTTACATGCTTTCTGCTGAAGCCAATAACTCAATGACTTATGCCAATGTGCTTGACGAAAGAAAACAATTTTATTCTCTATCACTGGCTCCTTATGTATGTGCAATAGAGGATCGTCTTTCAATGGATGATATTACAGCTCGCGGTAACGCAGTTAAGTTCGATGTAGATTCTTCATTCTTAGCAACAGAACCAATGGAACGCTTGCTAGTAATTGAGAAGATGTTGTCTCTTGGCTTAATCACAGTTGAGCAAGCAATGGAGATGGAAGATTTAACACCTAACGGCAGCGAAGGAATCGAATAATGGAAAATCAAGTAATCCACTTCTCATCTGGTCTTATTGCCAATGTAGAAGAACGCTTAATCTCAGGTAAGATCGTGCCAGCAGGTACAGGCGAAGTCGGTAACACTTCAGCAGGCAAAGTTGTCTTTGAGAAAGGTGCTATTGCACTTCCAGAAGATCCTAAGACTGTCAAGTTACTTAATCAGCATGACTCACGCCAACCTCTCGGTAAGGCAACACAATTCACCGAGCAGGAAGATGGCATCTACGCATCATTCAAAGTTTCACGATCTAATCGTGGCACAGAAGCTCTAATCCTTGCAGAGGAAGGACTTCAGTCCGGTCTTTCTGTTGGAGTAGAAGTAATTAAGTCAAAGCAGAAGGGCAATGTGATGTTTGTATCCGCTGCCAAGTTGCTAGAAGTTTCATTGGTAACAGAGCCAGCATTTAAGTCTGCTCAGGTTATTGATGTTGCTGCTGAGGAAAATCCAGAAGCAGTAGAAGAAATCCAACCAACAGAAAGCGAGACAGCTGTGGAGAATACTCCAGAGACAGTTGCAGCACCAGTAGAGGCAGCAGCAGTTGAAGCTGCTCGTCCTGTTGTTACTGCAACTACATTTGTGCGTGAGCGCATTGCACCAATTACATCAGCGCAGTACCTAGAAGCTAACATCAAGGCAGCAATGGGAGATGACGAAGCACGCCGCGTAGTTCGCGCAGCAGATGATTCAACATCTACAAACACTGGTCTTACACTTGCACCACACCTAAACACTTTCCTTACTGACACATTCACAGGACGCCCAGCGTTCGAAGCTGCAACTACAGCAGCACTTATGGCAGAAGGCATGAGCTTTACTGTTCCTCGTTTGTATGTTAACAATGCAACAGCTAACACTGCTCCAACAGTTGCAGACACTAACGAAGGTTCAACACCATCTGAGACAGGCATGACAAGCGCGTACGATACTGTGGATGTTAATAAATTCTCAGGATTACAGCGCGTAAGTTTTGAGCTCGTTGACAGATCTCAACCTCAGTTCATGGAATTGATGATGATTGAACTTCGTAAGGCATACGAGAAGGCAACAGACGCAGCACTTATTGCAGCGTTCACTGCATCTGGTACACAGGCAACATCTGTTGCAACTACAGCAGCAGGACTACAGTCATTCGTGTCAGTAGAAGGCGCAGCAGCATACAAGGGTACAGGCGGAGACTTTGCTAACAAGCTAGTTGCATCGACTGATCAGTGGGCAGCAATCGCCGGTTACGCAGACACAACAGGTCGCGCACTCTACTCAGCACAAGGTGCAACATACAACGCAGCAGGTAACGCAGTAGCAACATCTGTTCGCGGTAATGTTCTTGGTACTGACTTGATCGTAGATCACAACATCACAACTTCAGGCATCATTGATGACTCAGCCTTCTTGGTTGCTCCATCATCTGTCTATTGCTGGGAGTCACCACAGACACAGCTTCGCGTCAATGTATTGACAACAGGCGAGATCGAAATCAACCTTTACGGATACCTAGCAATCTATCTTGCTAAGTCAGGCAAGGGCGTTCGTCGCTTCAACATGACTGCTTAATAGCAGCACACTAAGTCGCTCTGGGGAGTAGTAGCCCTCTACTCCCCAGAGTCTTTAGAAAGGATCAGGATGGCACTTACAACAGTCGCAGAACTCCGTAGCACTCTCGGAGTCGGCACATTGTATCCAGACGCGACCCTTCAGGAAGTGTGTGACGCATCCGATGCAGTCCTACTTCCAATGCTATGGACTAACTTACAAATTGCAGTTTCTCATAGCAGTATTGTTGGTCAGGGAACACTTTACTTTAATCAAAAATTAGAAGATGTTTTTTATGTAGGACAAACAGTGACGATTGCAGGATGTGGATCATCATTCAACGGAAGTAAGACTCTTACAGCAGTAGGTGAAGATTCAATTACTATGGTTACAAACCATGCAGTAATAAAGCCTAAGCATCCTATCCAGCCTTTTGGAACAGTAACAGCAACAAATTACACAGACTGGACAACTGACATGGCAGTCCAGCAAGCATCTTTGATGATCGCTGTTGAAATCTGGCAAGCGCGTACAGCCACCCTTTCAGGCAGTAACGCAGTCGATTTCCAGCCCTCACCTTATCGAATGAGCGCACAGCTAATCGCTAAGGTAAGAGGATTGATCGCGCATGCACTTGCGCCTACATCGATGGTGGGCTAATGCCTCCAGTAGCGATAACGACACTTCGTACCACTCTAGCAACTGCGTTAGTAGATAATGCTAAGTGGCAGACTTTTGCTTTTCCACCTGCCACAGTTCTTGCTAACTCTGTAATTGTGTCTCCGGACGATCCATATTTGACACCGAATAACAATGGGCAGATTTCAGTAAGCCCTATGGCTAATTTTAAGATTATTATGACAGTGCCTCTGTTTGACAATGAAGGCAACCTTAACGGGATAGAAGATACTGTAGTTAGCGTGTTCGCTAAGTTAGCAGCCTCATCTCTGGTCTATAATGTAAGCACAATAAGCGCACCAAGTATTCTCAACGCTGCATCGGGAGACCTTTTAAGCTGCGAGATGTCCGTATCAATCCTAACGAGTTGGAGTTAAGTATGTCCGATTGGGAAAAAGAGAACGAAGCCTTTCTGATCAAGATCGGACAGGTAGCACCAACAGCAGCACCTACACCTAAGCCAGTAACTAAGAAAGACGAGGAATAATCCGATGGCAGTTTATTTAGCAAACACTGGAGTTCTAACTGTTAATGCGGTAGATCTCTCAACATTAGTTACATCTGTAACTATCAACCGAGCATTTGATGAACTAGAAGTAACAGCTCTTGGCGATCAGGGTCATCGTTATATCAAGGGTCTAGAAGCTTCAAGTATCACTATCGACTTTATCAACGATGCAGCTACAGCCAAGACACTCCAGACACTAAATACTAACTGGGGTTCTAATGTAACTGTAACATTCAAGCAGACATCTGCTGCTGTTGCAGCTGACAATCCTTTGTACACAATGACATGCTTGGTCAACAACATCACTCCAGCTAACGGAGATGTTGCAAGCCTATCTACTCAAAGTGTAACTTGGAATGTATCAGGTACTATCGCAGTAACCACATCATAAGAAACTAACAAAGGGGCAATATCATGGCAAAGCTAAAGATAGTTCGTACAGATGGAAGCGTAGTAGAAGGCGAAATTACTCCAGCAGTGGAGTACTCGTTTGAACAGTACGCTAAAATGGGTTTCCATAAGGCGTTCAGAGATCAAGAACTCCAGTCGCATGTCTACTGGCTTGCTCATGAAATAACACGCAGATCAGGTGAAACTGTTAAGCCTTTCGGGATTGACTTCATCGAGACACTTCAGAGTGTCGAGGTGCTTGACTCAGACCCTTTAGCTTAAAGCGCGATCTTCCATTCACCTATCTAATCGCTAGGCTAAGCATTAGATTGGGTATCGCGCCACAACAATTACTGGAATTAGATAAGACCATGTTAGATGCACTTGTGCAAGGTCTCAAAGATGAAGCGAAGGAGATCAGCGATGCAAGTAGAACTTCGAGGAAACGCTGATCTCCGTAAAGCATTGCGTCGCTTTGCTCCAGATCTAGAAAAGAATCTTAAAGTAGAGATGAAGCGAGGACTAGCTCCAGTTGCTAAAGCAGCTAGGGGTTTTGTACCTTCTAATTCTCCCATGAGCGGATGGGCTGGTCGATCATTTAGTGAAGGAACATTTCCAGTTTACAATGCTGGAACTATTAGATCCAAGATTGGCTTTACAACAACAACCTCAAAGCCCAACAAAAGAGGCTTTAGCACTATGGCGCGTATATTTAATAATTCTCGCGCAGGTGCGATCTATGAATCTGCTGGTCGCGCTGGTGCAGATGGTCAGCAATGGGTTGGAGCAAAGGCTGGGGGTTCATCTCGCGGTGTTTCCAGATCGACTAACCCTGAAGCAGGAAAGCAGTTCATTGCCAATCTTCCAGATTTGTCTGGCAGCTTAAAGGGTCGTGGGCGATTGATCTTTAGGGCATGGGCAGCAGACAAAGGTAGAGCCGAGGGCATTGTCAATAAGGCGATCACGACAGCAGAGCAAGAATTGCTTAAGCGTTCTAAGTCTGGCTCATTGAGGAGTGCAGCGTGAATTATCAAGAAGTAATTAACATTGCATCCAGATTTGATGCTAAAGGATTTAAGCAAGCCGAAACCGCTTTAGGTAAATTAAACTCTAATGCCAAGAAACTTGCAGGCTCATTCGGATTAGCTTTTGGTACAGCAGCAGTAGTTCAATTCGGTAAGCAGTCAGTTCGTGCATTTATAGATGCAGAACGCGAAGGTACTGTTTTAGTCAACACAGTTAAGAACCTAGGTCTAGCATTTGACCAGCCAGCAATCGATGCTTACATTGATAAGATTGGCAGACTCTATGGCATAACTGGGGGTCAAGCAGTACCGGCAATGCAAGCCTTGCTCAGTGCTACAGGCTCAGCAACAAAAGCCCAAGATATATTTAATACTGCAATAGATACATCTTCCGCATTGACATTAGATGTCACCGATGTGGCTAAAGCCCTTTCACAGGCTTATCTTGGAAATACAAAAGCACTAAGTAACTACAACACAGGTCTTACTAAGGCAGAACTAGCTGCAAGCGATTTTGATACAATCCAGACAAAGTTAAATAAAAACTTTAGTGGAGCAGGTAGAGAAGCAGCTAGCACTTATTCTGGACAACTTTTAATCTTAACTGAGGCTGGCAATAAAGCTAAAGAAGTAATAGGCAAGGGAATCATTGATTCACTAATGATTCTTTCAGGTGACACCACTGTCGAAGATCTAGCAGATACCATGCTAGAGGCTGCTGAAAACGCTGCTGCATTATCTGTGAACCTTTCTAAAGTTATTAAAACTCTTAACACTCCACTAGATCTTGCTTCTAAAGGTTTGGCTTGGTTTGTTACAAAGACTTCACCATTGGTTAACTTAATTGTTGAAGGCGATCCTTCTGGCTTTATGGACAAGTCAAAGCTAAAGCCAAAATCAACACCGAATAAAAATCCTTTAGGTACTTTTGTATTAAAAACACCTGAGATGTTAAAGCAGGATGCAGCGCGAGCAAAGGCAGAAAAAGACGCTATAGCTCGCGCTAAAGCCCTTGCACTTCTGGTCAAAGAACAAGCTGCTAACCAAGCAAAGATCTTAAAAGATAAGAAACTGGCTGCTGCGATTGATAAGGCTAATCTTGCATTGGGCAAGGGTGGCTCTGCCTTTGACATAGAAGCGATTCAACTTGAAGCAGCTAAGATAAATCAGGTTGATCAATTAAAGAAAGCCACTAGCGCAGCTCAACTTCTAGCCATTACTAATGATCTTACTCGTTTGTCAGTATTAAGAGATATTAAAACTTTAGAAGATGCGATTGCCTCAGGGGATATTAAAAGAATTGAAGCAGCTACTAAAGCACTTAACGAAAGCACGAAGCTCCTTGGTGTTTTAACTAACCAAGAACTTAAGATTATAGATATCAAAAAACTCTTAGAGGCACTGGCTGCAAAAGATCTAATTAGCCTAAAGAACTTAAATGATGCTAAGGCAATATTAGAAAGCCTAAATATCCCTTCTGGCGGAATCATCAAGGTTGAAATCAGCGCAGCAGCCGAAGCAGCTCTAGCAGCTCTAGCAGCTGCAACAGCAGCAGCAAAAGTATTACTTTTTCC